AAAAAGGAGTGCCGAAGCACCCCCAAAATCAACCAAAAAAATACATAACTTATAAATATAATAAATAAAATTGATAATAGGTGTCGCTTTAATAGATATTTTTTATTATCTTTAAAAATAAATAGTTATTAATGAATTTAATTAGTAGACTAAGGGCAGCGGGTTCTATGCTCCTTTCATCAAATAAATTTAACGAGGCTTTTCTACAACCTGTAGGTGGTGGATTTACGCAATATGATGCAAACGGTAGAACATATTTAGAGGATGGCTATCAAGTCAACCCAATAGTATTTAGTGTAGTAAATCAGATGGCTAACAAAACAGCATCTATACCTTACTTTATAAAGGAAATAGAAGATGATAGTTCTTTGAAACAATTACAAAGGTTACGTAAAGCGACAAACTACAAACTATCTACACAACAAGCGTTAAAGCAATCTATATTACAAAACAAAGCATTTAGCAAAGAAGAAAAAGCATTTCCTTTAGAAGTGCCTAATCCTTTACAAACATGGACAGAATTTATGTCATTGTATAAGACATTCTTAAAGCTAACGGGTAATGTTTATATTTATGTAATGAGTCCAGAAGATGGTATGAACGCAGGTCAGCCAACAGCGGTTTACTTATTGCCTAGTCAAGATATACAGATAATTCTAAAAGATAATATAGATTTATTAGATATAAATAGTAGTGTTAGCGAGAGTCCTATTGATAAGTATATGCTAGTACGAGGCAATCAATACACCGAGTTTAAGCAAAAGGATGTAATACATATCAAGTATGCAAACCCCGATTTTGGTACAAGTGGTGAGCATTTATACGGTATGAGTCCTTTGCGATCAGCATTAAAGAACGTGCAAAGTAGTAATAGTGCTTTAGACCTAAACATTAAGACATTAAAGAATGGTGGAGCATTTGGTTTTATACATGGTACTAAGACAGCATTAACACCGACACAAGCAATAGAGATTAAGGATAGGTTAAGAGAAATGGATTCTGATAGCGGTAATTTAGGGCGCATTTCTGGTATGTCTAGTGAATTAGGGTTTACACGTATTAGTTTAACTACCGATGAGTTGAAACCGTTTGACTATTTGAAGTTTGACCAAAAACAAATATGTAATGTGTTTGGATGGAGTGATAACCTATTGAATAATGATGATGGTGGTAAATACGATAAGCAAGTCGAAGAGCGTAAAAGAGTAGTTACTGATAATATAGTGCCAGATTTAAACTTATTGTGTGATGCGTTTAATAAGCATTTCATACCGTTGTTTAAAGGCTATGAGAACACTATAATGGAGTTTGATGTAATGGAGTTGCCAGAAATGCAAGAGAATATAAAAGAACTTGTAGATTGGTTAATACTGTTACAAGATAGAGGCACTATTACGAGAAATGAAACAAGAATGGCTATTAGCTATCCTAAAGAAGATGATTCTAATATGGATGAATATACTATAGCAACCGATATAATGACATTACAAGAGGCAATAGATAACCAATTTGATACTATTGGGAACGAAGCGCAAATATAGAGAGCAATATCTAAGATGGCATAAAGGCTATGAAAAGAGAACCACAACAGCATTTAAAAAGATGTTTAAAGGGTTCATTAAAGATATTGATTGGGATAATATGCAAGGTGGTACGTATAAGATAATCGTATCTATGGCAGTAAATGAAGAGAAGATAAAAGAAACGTTAGTAGATACTTATTTAGCAATAGGTAAACAACATGGTAAAAGAGTAGGTAAGGCAACAGAAAAAGCAACAAAGGCGTTTGACTTAACTACATTTTTAACTATATTTAATAGAAATGTATATTTATTTCTAAATCTGTTTGGTGGGCGTAGAATAACAACCATTAGACAAACGTTTATTAGTTCTGTTATAGATTTGCTAAGCAATAGAGTATCTAACGGTATGGATATGAGGCAAGCGGCTAAAGAAGTAAGATTATTAGTAAATAAGCCTAAGTTTTATACTTGGATGGCTTTAAGAATAGCAAGAACAGAAAGCACCGCAGCGAGTAACTTCGCAGCTATTGAGAGTTCACGCTCTAATGATGTAGAAACAATAAAAGAGTGGTTAAGTGCAAGTGATGGTAGAACACGTAGAAAGCCAGAGGCACACTTTGACCATTTTGTTATGCAAGGCGTACAAGTTGATATAGATGATGATTTTATATTTAACGAGGGTACATTTGATGAAGATAGATTACAATTTCCAGGCGATCCAAAAGGGAAAGCGGGTAATATAATTAACTGTAGATGTTCGGTAGTGGTGCTACCAAAAAGAGATAAAGAAGGGCAAATAATATTTAAGACATGAAATTTAAACAGATTAACTACGATTTAAAAGAGTTAGACGAAACTAAAGGAATCATTATAGCGTATGCTAATGCGTATGGTAATGAAGATAGTGATGGTGATATAAGCGCAAAAGGTAGCTTTGATAAGACCGTACCCGAAAACTTTAAACGTATTCGTGTGCTAAAAGACCACGACCCTACAAAAATGATAGGTGTACCTTTATCAATAGATACAAAAGATAGTTATGGTTTATTGACTACAACACAGTTTAACATGAGAAAGCCATTAGGGAAAGATATGTTTACAGATGTTAAGTTAATGCACGATAACGGTCTTAATGCTGAATTAAGTATAGGGTATCAAGTAATGAAACGCGATGAAAAGCAAAAGAGTATTATAACAGAATATAAGTTAATGGAGTATTCTTTTCTATCTAGTTGGGCGGCTAATGAGTTAAGCACAGTACAAGGTATTAAGGGAATACAAAAGTATTACGGTATTCTAGATATATTAGTGAAAGGCTATGATTTAGATTATTCAGATGAAAGACTAAAACAAATAGAAACGATTTTAAAAGCACTTACAAGTAAAGAGCCGATACAAAGTATCACTCCGACAGTTGAGCCGCTAGAGTATATAAATATTATTAAACAATTTAACAAACAATTTAAAAATGGAAAGTAAAGATTTAAACGATGCTTTAGAGGTGCTAAAAAAAGACATCATCGGAGCAAACGAAACACAAGTAAAAGATGCTATCGAAGCATTTGAAACAAAGAACAAAGAAGCTATTGATGTTCTACAGAAAGCGCAAAAAGAAGCGTTTGATTTAGAGATTAAAGGTATTAATGAGAACTTAGAAGCGGTACAAAAACACGCTGATAAATTAGATGTAAAGATGCAAGGTAACGCAACAAAGAAAGCTAATAAAGTAGATGCTATTAAAAACGCAATTACTGAAAACTTTGAGGATATTAGAAAAGTAAAGAAAGGCGTTTCTATTGATACAAAAGTAGTAGGCGATATGACTACCGCTAATCTTTCTGGTGATGAGCCAAGAGATTATAATTTCGATGTAGTTAAAATACCAGGTCAAAAAGTTAATGTATCTGATTTAGTTGGATCGGTTAATATTAGTGGTGGTACTTATACTTACACACGTGAATTAGCGGGTGAGGGTTCTATAGGAGCGCAAACAGAAGGTTCTTCTAAATTACAAAGAGATTACGATTTCTTAAATGTAGATGTAGCGACTGATTTTATTGCAGGTTTTGCAAGATATTCTAAGAAGATGAAAAATAACTTACCTTATTTAGAGTCTTTTATTCCTATGGCATTACGTAGAGATTACTTTAAAGCGGAAAATGCAGCGTTTCAAGCGGTATTAGCAGCGGATGCAACAGCATCGACTGAAATTATCACAGGTTCATCTAAAGCAGAAATGTTAGTAAATGAAGCGGCTAAACAAGAGGATGCAGATTTTGAAGTAACTGCACACGTTGTTAGACCATCTGATTGGTATGATATTCTTAAAACGCCTAAAGATAACTTATTTGCTATTGTTACTTTTGAAAGTGGAGTATTGAGAATTAACGGTATTCCATGTGTTAAAGCAACTTGGTTACCTGCTAACAAGTATTTTTCTGGTGATTGGTCTAGAGTTAACAAAATCAATACAGAAGGCTTATCATTAGCATTTTCTGATACTGAAGGAAGTAACTTTGTAACTAATAACATTACAGCACGTATTGAGTCTCAAACTGCATTAGCGGTTGAGCAACCTGCGGCTTTAATTTATGGTGATTTTACAGCAGTATAGTAGTAATTAATTTAAACCCTCTTTAATTAGGGGGTTTATTTAAACAAAACAACATGAAAGTATTAAAAGGATTTTATTGCCCACAAGAGCAGAAAGATTATGCAGTAGGCGATGAATACACAGGTAAAAGAACAGATTTAGCACACGTATTAGAAGCTAAAAAAGCGATAGTAAAAAAGGCTAAGAAATATAAAAAATAATGGCATACATAGACGTTATAACACTAGCAGAGGTTAAAGTACATTTAAGAATAGATGATACATTAACAGAGGATGATAGTGCAATTACTAGAATGATAAACGGTGCTTTGTCTTATATAGAGAATTGGACAGATGTTTATGTTTACGCTAGAGATAAAACTTATGTTATGGTAGATGGTTGTGTACGTGTTTACGCATACCCTATTAACTCTATAACAACGCCTTTAGAGGCTGATGTAGAGAGTGAGCAAAAGACATTACACACAAACTATACATACGGTACAGATACAACAGATTTAGTATTAAATGTAGGTCATGTATTACCTACCGATGTGCCAGATGATTTAAAAGAAGTAGCATTAGAAATTATAGACTTAATGTACTATGGTAATGGTAAAAGCTATAAGAAAGATTTAAGTGAGTTATCAATAGATATTTTAAACAGTTATAAACGCTTTATAATTTAATGAGGTCAAGAGAATTAAATAAAAGGGTAGAGGTTTACACAATAACGGGCGTTACTGATGGTTTTGGTGGTCAAACTACCACACCTACATTAGTTAAAGCGTTATGGGCAAAGGTTGTTACATACCAAGCGGGTAAAGCTACTAATTTAGCCGATTTAGGTACTATTACACAACAAAGAAGCGTATTGTTTACGTTTAGAGATAATCCAAACTATACGATCACAGGAGAAAACCATTTCTTAAAATATAGAAATAAAACATATACAATAGGCACAGCGCCTACAAATATTAACTTTGAAGATAACTATGTAACATTTATAGGTCATGAGAGTTAAAGTAACAGGGTTAAAGAAAACTATAGATAGTTTACGGAAGTTTGGCGATGAATCAGATAAGCAGATAAGAACCGCAGTATATTCAACCGCACAAAGTTTTGAGCAAAACGCAAAGAATTTAGCACCCGTAGATATAGGAACTTTAAAGGGAAATATAGTGTCATCTAAAGTAACAGATACACATTACCAAATAGTTTCGGGTGAATTGTATTCTGCATATATGGAGTTTGGCACAGGTGGATTAGTTGTAGTGCCAGAAGTGTTTAAACAGATAGCCGAAACATGGAGAGGCGCAGGTATAAAGAAAATAAATATACAGCCGCAACCTTTTATGTACCCATCATACTTAAAAGCTAAAGTACAATTACCGAAAGAGTTAAACGATGCACTAAACAGACTAACAAATAAACATGGATAAGGCACTACCGAATAAATGGATTAGAAAAGCGGTCTACGATGCGTTTAATGGAACGGTAGTAGATGGTGAAACGATTAATGTATATGACCAAAGAGTAACTAACGATATTAATAGTGATACTCCAGATTATTATGTATTAATGACTACACAAACTAACGATGTAGACAAGCGTAATAAATGCGAATGGTTTTGGGAGTCATCTATATTATTAGACGTATTTACAAGGTATGAATTACCGGGCAACTATGGTAGCCGATTACTAGCCGATAACATTTTAGAGGACTTAAAAGACGCTACAAATAATCTTACTTTAGATGTTGCTAGTGGTTTAGAAATAGTAGTACAAACCGATTCTTTTCCTGCAAATTTAACATCTACAACAAAAAAGGAAAATATATTTAGAAATTTCTTGAGAATTGAATTGTTTATTAAGTAAAATAGATTATATTTATAACATAATAATTTTTAATAGTAAATAACTATAGTATGGCAGATCAAATTAAAGGTGATGTGGCGGTATTAAGTGTGTATGTTGGGGCAGCTTATTTGCCCGTAGCGTGCTTAACTTCTAACGACACATCTAAAAGTAGAAACGTAATAGAATCAATGACAAAGTGTAATCCTGGTTTAACAATCAAGGCAGCGGGTTCATCTAGTTACGAAAAATCATTCGAGGGTGAATACATTGATACTACAAGTGCAGGTTCAACTAATTTAGATAAGGCTTCTTATGATGCTTTAGATGCTTTATTTGATGCAGGTGCAGAAGTAACATGGAGAGAAGATACTGGTTTAACAGATGTTCCTTACAACTATGGAACTTGTGTAATAACAGAACTAAGTAAAAGCGCACCCGCAGGTGATGAATTTATAACATTTACAGGTACTTTATCTGGAAGTGGAGCAATAGTAACAGTAGATCCAAATTTACCATAACATGAACA